CGACGTGATCGAACGCCAGGCCCTGATGGGCCACGCCGACCCGAAGAGCACCGCCATCTATACGCACCTCGCATCGCGCAAGCTGGCTCAGTCCGTCGACCGGGCCGCGCCGCTGTCGAAGATGCGCGGCGCCTTGCTCGACACCCTGCGCGCCACGGATCGCGAACTGCTGAAGGCCAAGCGCCCGCGCGTTCCACCGCCAGACGGTTAGAACTCGTATAGCCCCGGCCTGCCTCACCGCTAGGGAGTGTGTTGGTAGGTGGGTGCGCTGGGTTCTGAAACTCGCCTAAAAAACGGCCTAAATCACCAGACGTTCAGAACTGCGCAAACCTCACAAAGGCGCAGTTGTTCCACCAGCACCGCACGCCACAACAAAGGGTTGCAGCCCTCATGCACACACAAGCACGCAGTTCATCCGCAGGAATCGACCCCGCCACGCACGATGCGAGCCCGTGCGAAGCCACCCACGACCGCACCCCGGGGGCTCGGCGACCAGGCGGCCGACCGACCCCCGGGGGGGGCGGGTACCTCAACGTCTGCACGGCTTTTGAAGCTGCCGTAGGCAGCGCGCGCGCGCCGAGCGACCCGCGCATCGACGAGCTGCGGCGCATGGCGCTGCCTCGCGTCTGGCTGCGCGTGGCCGAGGCCATCGGCTACGAGACCTTCATGGACCTATGGCGCGTGCTGTGTTCGGACGAGTCGGTGCAGAACGACCGGCAGCGCGTGCGCGTACCGCTGTTCTCGAAGTTCACCCGCTACCAGCGCAACCAGGTGATCAGGCGGCTGCACGAGGAAGGGCAGTCGCCGACCGCGATCCGGCGGTACATTGCACGCACGACCGGCGAGCGACTGTGCAAGAGCGCCGTGCTCACCGTTCTTAGGATCAAGGCCGAATGACCACCGCCGTCATCTACGCTCGCGTCTCCGACCGAAAGCAGGCCGAGGAGGACGTATCGGTCCCGTCGCAGGTCGAGGCCGCGCGTGCCAAGGCCGAAGAGCTTGGCGCGACCGTGTTGCGCGTGTTCACCGACGAAGGCCGGAGCGGCTATCGCGAGTCGACGCGCCCGGGCTTCGACGCGGCGATGGACCTGGCCGTGAGCTATCCGGCCACCTACTTCATCGTCTGGTCCAGTTCGCGCTTCGCACGCAATCGCGTCGACGCGACGCTGCGCAAGGTGGAACTCGACAAGGCCGGCGTGAAGCTCGTGTACATCACGACGCCGATCGACCGCGACACCGACAGTGGCTTCATTCTCGACAGCGTGATGGAGATGGTCGACGAACTGCGCTCGCGGCAGATCGGCGCCGACACGCGCCGCTCGATGATCAGCAACGCGCGCGCCGGCTTCTTCTGCGGCGGCGTTCCGCCGTTCGGCTACTCGTCGCAGCCGGCGCCGGACAACCCGAAGCGCCGGGTGCTGGTCGTGAACGACTACGAAGCCAAGATCGTGCGCGAGATCTTCGACCTACGCTTGAAAGGCCTGGGCGGCAAGGGCATCGCGGCTGCGCTGAACGCGCGCGGCGAACTGAACCGCGGCGCGCGCTGGAGCACGACGACAGTGCTCTCGATGCTGCGCGCCGAGTCCGTGATTGGCCAGACCGTCTTCAATCGGAAGAACCGCAAGACGATGCGGATGAACCCGCGCGACACGTGGCTCGTGGTGCAGAGCCATTCGCCTATCGTCGACGCCGACACCTGGGCGGCCGTCCAGTCGATGATCGATGCCGCCGCCGATCGATGCACGCACGGATCGCCGAACAGCACCCACGCCTTCACTGGCATCCTGCGCTGCGGCCGCTGCGGCGCCAGCATGCAGATCGAGACCGCGAAAGGTCGCAACGCGCGCTACAGCTACTACAACTGCCGCAACGCGATGCGCGCTTCCGGCTGCGAAAATCGCCGCCTGCCGGCGCCGGCCGTCGACGATTACCTGATCGACGTGATCATGGATCGCGTGCTGAGTCCGGCCAACCTGCGCGACGTGGTGCAGAGAATCCAAGCCGAATATGGCCGCGCTGCCGCCGCCAGGAATCGCGAACGCGGCGCACTGGTGCAGCGCCTGCGCGAGATCCAGGCACGCAACTCCAAGCTCTACGACGTGCTCGAACTGCACGGCCGCGACGCGCCAAACCTGGCCGACCTGACGCAGCGCATGCGCGACAACAACGCCGCCATCAAGAGCATCGAGCAGCAGGTGCGCGCCTTGGACGAGCGCGTCGATCCGGAGCTGACGATCGATCCCGGTTCAGTCGCGTCGCTCGGCGACTACCTACGCACGCTGCTGAAGGCCGAAGGCAATGCCGCTCGGACTCGCGCGTTCTTCGGGGGATTCATCCGCGGCATCGTGGCTCACGCGGACCGCTTCACTATCGAGTACGACACCGCGAAGCTGATCGCTCAAGCCTCGCCGGTTCATAGTGCGGAGTTCTGGCTCCCCGAGTCGTGCGTACTAAGAACCCTGGACGTGCCGATGGTGCAGGGCGCGCGGGCAGCTCGGGGCGGGCTGCGGCTAGCGGCGGGGTGAGGCCAGACCGGACAGCATGTGGATGACGAAGGTGCGCTCGGCGTCGGTGAGCTTGCCGGCGAGGGCGGCGATGCGTTCCTGATCGCTCGGGTAGGTGGGTGATGCGGGCTCGCTGACACCTGCCGGTGCTTCCTCCATGAAGAACATGCCCAGGTGAATCATCGGGTCGCGGAACGGCCATTCGCGCGACGCCGGTTGCCAGGGTTTGAACTCGCCCGCGGTCCAGCCGCAGAACTGTGCAGGCCCCAGCTCGCCGCCGACCAGGGCATCGAGGTCGGCCGTGGCCATTTGGCGCAGCAGCATGCGGTCGCGGTGGTGCTGCACCAGGTAGTCCGCTTCCTCGCGGCCGATGAATCTCGACCAGACAGCGATCCGGGTGAATCGCTTGTGCGTGAACGCGCAGACTGAGTTTTCGGTCTGCGCGACCACGGCGGCACGTTCGCCGTCGGTCACAACGATCGGCTGCGCCTCTTCGAGCGCGATGTCCCAGTCGTCGATCATGGCCGCGGCGCTGGCTGCCGGGCGGACGGTGTAGGGCGCGCCGTTCTCGCACAAGAGCCACGAGAGGCTGACGCCCTCGATCTCCGAAATCGGAGCCAGGGTCTCCGCGGTGGGCAGAAAGCCCTTGGCCATGCGTGCGAGCGTGCCGGTGCTGATGCCCAGCGCCGCGCCCCATGGATAGAACTTCCTGCCGGCCAGCAGGCGTCGTAGCCGATCCTCGAATCCGGTGATTTTCGTGCCCATTTTGCGAGAGCCTGTTGACGAAGGCTCCGTCCGTGGATATTGTCAGAGCCGTGATGCTCAGTTATGAGCAAGTCGGAGCGATTAGGAATGAAGTCAGCGAGTGTAACGCGCAGTCCCCGCGACGATTCGTCGAGTCTGTCGCGACTGACGATCTGCCTGCCGCGCGACCTGAGCGCGCGCATCAAGCAGGACGCGACGGCCGAGCGCCGGTCGACCAGCAGCCAAGTCGTCCACCTCCTGGAACGCGCGCTCAAAGGACGCCGCAAAGCCTGAAAGAAAGAGCCCCACGAACGGTTGCAGCCGTTCGCGGGGCGGGTCGGGGGTCGCAACGGTTACGAGCCAGTCTTAACACCCGCGCACAGTATATCGATGCGCACACCGTAACGGCCCCCTTGTTCTCAGTCACGAGAAGAACGGGGTGTCATTCACATGCAGGACGCTTTCGATCGGCTGGACCGGGCGATTCACGCCACGGTGCACGAATACCAGGACGAGCGCACGCGCCATCGCGGCGCGGTGGCGTTGGCGCCGCGGGTCGGCATGCAGGCCGGCACGCTCAGCAACAAGGCCAACCCGACCATCGAGACCCACCAGCTGGGGCTCCGCGAGTCGATTCCGCTGCAGATTGCGGCCGGCGACTACCGCATCCTCCACGAGTACGCGCTGGCGCTCGGGCACATCGCCTACCGCTTGCCGTCGTCGACGAAGCCGGTCTCCGACCTCGCGCTTCTCGACGACTACACGGCCTTCCACGCGGCCGTGGGCCGCAAGGCGACGGCTATCCGAAACGCCTTGGCCGATGGCCGCATCGAGCGCGCCGAGGTCGACGACATCCGCGGGGAGTTTGAGGCGGCCATCTGCGCCGGCCTCGAACTGCTCGCTCGTCTTGAGGTTCTGGCCCGTGGCTGAGCCGACCACCCAGCGAACCGCCCGCCGCGCTCCCCCTCCCGCGGTGGCGCGCACTGGCATCGACGCGGCGGTCGAGTCGCCGCTTGTCACCCGCCGCGAGATCGCCGGCGCGGGCCAGCACCTCTTCCGACTCTTCCAAGACGAACTGATGCGCCGCGTGGCGCAGCAACAGACCGGAGCACGCCATGAAGCATGAAGTCGTCGTGTTGTTGAATTTGGATCGGGCGCGCGCCGCGGTGCAGCGCCGCTACTGGCTGCGCCTGGGCGAAGCGCTCGACATCGCCGGCCTGCAGGTGGAATTGCAGCGCGAGACCACCGTCGACGGCGAAAGCGCCGCGGTGCTGCGCTACACCTTCGACGGCCAGTCGAAGCAAGCGCCGGTG